GAAATGAACATGGATATAAGTTTTCAAACTGGTCTCTTTGCAGCGACCTTATATAATGATTGTGACTTATTCTTAGAACAAGTAAATAGTATTGGTTTAAAAATGATGTTCAAAAAAACCCCTCAGGAGATTATACTTGATACAGTTCCAGAAGCTAACATATAAGAACTTCCTCTCAACTGGCAACAATCCGATAACAATAGAACTTAATAAGAGTAAGTCTACTCTTATCGTAGGTACTAATGGATCTGGCAAATCTACAATCCTTGATGCACTATCCTTTGCCTTATTTGGTAAGGCCCATAGGAATGTATCTAAAGGAGGATTAGTCAATTCAGTCAATGGCAAAGGATGTGAAGTCAGTATAGAATTTGAAACCGTCGGCCATGATTTTAAAGTGGTGAGAGGAATCAAACCAAACTTTTTTGAAGTATGGCAAGATGGTAATATGCTTGACCAACAAACCAACGTTAGAGACTATCAAAAATTCTTAGAACAAAATATACTTAAGCTTAATCATAAATCATTCCATCAAATTGTGGTATTAGGATCATCTTCCTTTATACCATTTATGCAATTGAAAGCATGGGATAGACGTGATGTCATTGAAGATCTATTAGACATTGGTGTATTCTCTAAGATGAAGCAAGTATTAAAGATACGTAATACCATAAGTAAAGATTTAGCAAATACAAATAGAATTGCATTAGATAATCAGAAAGATAAAATAGAATATCAAAAGAAACATCTAAATCAATTAGAAGTAATTAATGAAGAAGCTAATAAATCATTTTCTAATGATATTGCACTTGCTCAAACTGAAATCGATTCTTTAAAAAAACAGTTAGATAAATATCCTATCAGTTTACGTGATACTCTTAATTCCTTAAGGAAAGTCAGAGAAGGCTTAACTGCTGATAAGGGTAGATGTACTCATAAAATGAAAGAGCTTGTTAGTACAGCTAAGTTCTTTGAGAATAATGATGATTGTCCTATGTGTACACAAGAGATTAATGAGCAATTAAAGACTACAATGTTTATTGAAGTCAAAGACCAAGCAAAGAAAACACAACAAGAAATTACCCATAACACAGCAAAATATAATTCTACTATTAAAACATTAGATGGTGTACAGGTACAGATGTCTGAAATGGCTGATATTAGTTCTAAGATATCTACTGAAACAAATACTATGACACGTTTAGTGAATAAGAAAGTCAAAGAAGTTAATATTGATAAGCCAGCTAAAGAGCTTGTGGATATGACCTATGACCTAATTGATATACAAGACAACCTAACAGAAGCTCAGGATGACTTATTATACAACGATATAGCTGGTGAGATGCTCAAGGATACAGGTATACGGACTAAGATAATTAAAGAATACTTACCTGCCATGAACACTCTAATCAATAAATATCTACAGGTCCTAGACTTCTTTGTGGCTTTCCACCTAGATGAAAACTTTCAAGAGACAATTAAGTCTAGACATAGGGACTCATTTGTATATGACAATTTCTCAGAAGGAGAGAAGATGAGAATAGATTTAAGTCTGTTATTTGCATGGAGACAAATAGCTAAGATGAAGAATTCAACCAATACAAATCTGTTACTCCTTGACGAAACCTTTGATTCATCTCTTGATGAAGAAGGTGTGGATAATCTAATGAAGATCTTATTGACTTTAGAAGATGGGACGAATACATTTATTATATCTCACAAACCAGACATGCTCGAAGGTAAATTAAAAGACAAGATTGTGTTTACCAAGAAAAATAATTTTAGTTACATTTCTTAGAAAAATATTCTACAAAGATCTAGTTCTGTAGAATAATCTTTCTATTTTCAAAAATAGTTCTACGGCGCACCGCGATTCATGATATAATATACCTATATTAAATAAAAAAGGAAAAAAAGATATATTATGAATAAAGTGATAGAACAATTAATGACGAAATACCCTAAAAAAACTGAATTCTCAGCTGCTATGATTAAAGATGCGGCTGTTGCTGTAGGTGAAAATCCTAGATCAGCTTATGTGAATATACGTTATACACACAATGCACCTACGGTCAAACGTGGTGTATACAATTTGGAATCTATGATGCCTAAATCCGCAAGACCTAAAAAAGTCGCAGCTGAAATGATCAAGGGAGTTTCTTCTGTTTCTAACGATGAAGTTTTCGTTCCTGATTTTGATGAAACATTTGTTCCTTGGGGAAACTTTTCTGAGATCATAAAAGTTCTTAAGTCAAGAATGTTTTATCCAACTTATGTTTCTGGATTATCTGGTAATGGTAAAACATTTCAGATTGAACAGGCCTGTGCGAAACTTAATCGTGAATATGTACGTGTTCAGATTTCTCCTGAGACTGATGAAGATGATCTAATCGGTGGTTTTCGTTTAATCAAAGGTGAGACTGTGTTTCAAAAAGGTCCAGTTATTAAAGCGATGGAAGCTGGTGCGGTCTTAATGATCGACGAGATTGATCGTGGAACAAATAAAATTATGTGTCTTCAAGGTGTTCTTGAAGGTAAGCCAGTTCTTATTAAAAAGACTGGTGAAGTTATTAAACCTAAAGAAGGTTTCAATATAATTGCTACGGCCAATACGAAAGGTAAAGGTTCAGATGACGGACGTTATTCTGGTGCGCAAATTATTGATGATGCTTTCCTAGAGCGTTTTACAATTACTCTTGAACAGACTTTCCCTACAGTAGCTATTGAAGAGAAAATCGTTATGAAGCACATGAAGAAATTTGAAGTTATGGATGAAGAATTTGCTAAGCTACTTGTTGGTTGGGCAGATGCCATTCGTAAAACTTTTTATGATGATGGAATTGATGAGGTTATTTCAACTCGTCGTTTGTGCCACATCGTTCAAACATTTTCAATCTTCAACAAACGTGACAAGGCAATTGCGCTTTGTGTGAATCGTTTTGATGAAGATACTAAATTAGCTTTCATAGATCTTTATGAGAAAGTTGATGCTACTATTAATGCTCCTGATGCTCCTGATCTTGAAGAAGACTTAATTGAAAAACATGAGTCTAACTGGGATAATGTAAAGTTTGTAGTTCCTAACGAATAAAAATGAATTTATCTGCTCAAGAATATTTAGCTAAGTTACTTGCCAAGGAGAATTTAACAGTTCGCCATGGCAACTACTCAACAGCTTCATTCGAACCTGTTAATCGTATCTTACGTCTTCCTTTGTGGGCAGATAAAGGTAAAGATGTTTATGACCTTCTTGTTGGACATGAAGTTGGTCATGCTCTATTTACTCCTGTTGACGGATGGCATGATGCGGATAAGAAAATTGGTAAAATTCCTAGAGCTTATTTAAATATCGTTGAAGATATACGTATCGAACGTAAAATCCAAGAGAGATATCCTGGAATCGTTCGTCGTTTCAAAGCTGGTTATACAAGATTATTTGATGACAACCTATTCGGTACTAACGATAGGGACATCAACGAAGCTGGACTTATGGACAGACTTAACGTATCTTCGAAAGGTCGTGGTTATATTCCAGTTGAATTCTCAAATGAAGAATCTCCATTAATTAAAGAAGCTATGGCGGTTGAGACTTGGGATGATGTTGTTAAAGTTTGTAAAAAATTCTATGACTTCATTGAAAATAAAAAAGAAGAAGAGAAAGAGGAAGAAGATGAAATGGGATTGCCTGGTGAATCTTCTGATTTTGATGATTTAGACAAAGACATATCTAGTGAATCTTCTATGAGTGATGATGCTGAGCCTAGTGATGATAATGAAGGTGAAGGTGAGTCAGGTGATAATGACTCTAAGGAAGAAGTTGAAGAGAGTGAGTCTGGCCATGAGACTTATACTGAAGATACTTTTAGAGAAAACGAAGAAGAATTACTTGAGAAAAAAGAAGATCGTTATGAAGACGAAGCTAAACAATCTGCATTCTCTTCTGGTATTTCAGATATTAATCTTGAAAAAATATTATATTCTTATAAAGATGCAAATGAAATGCGTATAGCACATATAGAAGACATACAAGAGCATGAATATGAATATGCCCCTTATCTTTCAGTTAACTGTAAAGAGGATTGGACTGAAACTAAAGTTGGTTTTAAGTCGCAAGCTTCTTTAATAGCTAAAGACTTTGAACGTAAGAAAGCTGCATATGAATATTCACGTGCGACTACTTCTAAGACTGGAAAGCTTGATCCTTTAAAAATGCATGCTTACAAATATTCTGAAGATATCTTTTTGACTACTACTCAGTTGGCTCAAGCAAAATCACATGGAATTATAATGTTCTTAGATCTTTCTGGATCTATGTGTGACATCATTGAAGATGTTGTTGCTCAAGCAATTACTATTGCTATGTTCTGTCGTCAAGTGAACGTTCCTTTTGAGGCATATTCATTTACTACAGGTGCATATTGGAGAAGCGATGGTGAAGGTATGAGAGAAATTAAAAGTGTTGCTAGCGAAATAGAAACTGAAAATGTTAAGATTGTTGAGATGTTCTCTTCAAAAATGAATAAGAAAACTTTTGAAGAAGCGGCTTATACAATGTTTGCGATTGGTAAAGCCCATTCATATAGCCGGGCTACTAATTATCATTTATCTGCCCAAACTTTACATGCACTTGATCAAATGGGTTCTACTCCTTTAATTCAAACTGTTTTCTTAGCGGCACGTCTTACAAAGACATTCACTAAAAAACATGCAATACAAAACACAAACATTATGTTTTTAACTGATGGTTGTCCTGATGGAATAAGAATTGAAGAAGATAAAGATGCTAATGTGAAAACTCACAGAGATAATAAAATGATTAACTTTGATGGCAAAATGATTGAAGGTGGAAACGGAAGGGACATCTATGTAAAAGCATTAGGTCGTCTTCGTGAGATTACTGGTGCTACTATTATGGGTTTCCACCTTGCTCATGATGCCTCAACTTTTGGTTCAGGTCTTCATGGAGTTAATACTGATAAAAATGGACGCTATGTTGAATTTTCTAAGACTATTAAAGCTTGGAGAAAAGCCGGGTTTTCAGAGTGGAAAAATTCAAAAGGTTATGACAACTATTTCATAATCAAGATAAATAAATCTGCAAGGTTTGACTCTGACGAATTTACTCCTAAGAAAGCTGAGACAATAGGTGATCTTAAACGTGAATTTAAAAAGTTTAACAAGACTAAGAAAGGTAATAAGCAGTTAGTTGCAAGGATAACTGATGCGGTAGCTGCTTAAATTTATTTTAATAAAAGTGTGTACATTTTAAAATTATATGATATAATAATAGTATATGAAATTTAATGAAGCAAAGAATCTAAAAGATATTTCAGACTATGTAGAAAAGACCTATTCAGGTCACTACACGTCTGCTAATGGTATTCAAAGTATGGATCTAATCTCATCCTCAGGGAGAGGTTTAGATTTCTGTCTTGGTAATGTAATAAAATATGCATCAAGATATGGTAAGAAAAGCGGAGCTAATCGAATTGATCTGATGAAGATCATTCATTATGCATTATTAGCAATGAATGAGCATGACATAAAGGAGTCAAATGAAACTTAGTAATGAAATAAAAGATGTATTGAATAACTTCCAATCGATCAATAGTAATATTGCAATCGGTGAGGAAGGTGGAATGATTCGTACCATGTCAGTATCTAAAACGCTTATGGCAAAAGCAAACGTAACACCTGAAGCACCATATGAATGGCCATATACTTTTGGCATATATGACTTAGGAGAATTCTTAGCTTGTCTTAATATGTTTGATGATCCTATTTTGTCATTTGACGATGATAAGAAGTTTGTAAATATTACAGATGGTATTACTACATTTAAATATTACTTCTCAGACATCGATGTTCTTACAGTCCCTACACAAGACATTAATTTAGAATGCGATGACTTACATTTCACACTTACACATGACCAACTAACTCGACTTCGTAAGGCTTCGGCT